GAAGAGCGACCGGCCGTCAAATTCTTGAGAACCCTCGGGTGTGACACGGGGTGCACTAACTTCTTCGAATTCAAACAAGGTCGGGAACGCCAAGGCGTGCGCTACATGTGGCTGCTTCTGGCAATGCATGTCGCAGAAGACGAGGGGATCGAGGTATGACGGTCTTCCGCATGACCACCCGCCGCGTCCGATCCCCGCGCTCCATCGTGATGCTGTCGGACCTGCAGGCGCAGAACGATCCCGCCTGGCCGAACGAGGGCCGCGAGAGCGAGGCGTGCCGCGAGGAAACCGAGCGCATCTTGCGCGGGCCTTGGGGATGGCTGCTGGTCATCGCATGGGCAGTCATCGTCGCGCTGGCTTTCAACGGTGGATACCTGTGAAGGAGAACAACTTGAAGAAAGCTCGATTGCTCGATCCGGCGTTCATCTACACGCCGGCCAGTCAGACGGACATTCGCAAGACGTTCGCCAGGATCAGGCGCGAACTGGAGTCCGCTTCCAAGGTGGTCAAGGCGTCCAACGTGAAGCCGCTCAAGAAGGAGAAGAGCCGTGCGTGATGAACAGGACCTGACGCCGTGGTTCCCGGCAAGCGTGAAGCCGGTACGTGAAGGTGTGTACCAGCGTCTCTATGACGAAGGCCCTGCGTTTTGTCGATGGGATGGGCGCTACTGGCATATCGGAATTCTGGTTCAGAGGCGCTACGCGCATATGCAAGCAACCATTATGAATATCGCTGCCCCCAACCAGGATCTTCCGTGGCGCGGACTCGCCAAGGAGCAAGCGAATGCGTGAACTCGTCGCCCTCTACCGCTATCACCGCAGGCTTTATTTCAACCGCCGCACATCGCTGCGTCTGGCGCTCCAGTGCTGGATTCCGTACTTCAACTGACACGAGAGGTTCCCATGTCCCTGTTCAAGCAAGCCACCAACACCCAAGCGTTCCTCAAGGCCGGCATCATGGGCTTCGCTGGCGATGGCAAGACCTACACCGCCAGCGAGCTTGCCATCGGCCTCGTGGAGCTGATGCGCTCCCGCGGCCTGCCCGCTGGCGACAAGCCGGTGATGTTCCTCGACACCGAGACTGGCAGCGATTGGGTGAAGCCGCGCTTCGACGCGTCGAACATCCAGCTTTTCACCGCCAAGACACGGGCATTCGTGGACCTGCTGACGGCAGTGCGCGAATCCGAACACGAAGGCTCCGTCCTCCTGATCGACAGCATCAGCCACTTCTGGCGCAATCTCACCGAGGAATACGCCGAACGCAAGAACCGCAAGCGCGGGCTGGAGTTCCAGGATTGGGCGTGGCTCAAAGCCGAATGGGGCAAGTTCACGGACCTGTTCGTGAACAGCAAGTGCCACATCATCATGTGCGGCCGGGCCGGCTACGAGTACGACTTTTTCGAGAACGAGAACGGCAAGAAGGAGTTGGAAAAGACCGGCGTCAAGATGAAGGCCGAGACGGAAACCGGCTATGAGCCGTCCATCCTGATCCTCATGGAGAAGCACCAGGAGGTGATCGACAAAGCCGAAAAGCGCGTATGGCGCACGGCCACCGTCCTCAAGGACCGCTCGACCAAGATCGACGGCCGGACCTTCGAGAACCCGACTTTCCGCGACTTCATGCCACACATCGAGTTCCTGAATCTCGGTGGCGAACACCTCGGCGTGGACCTTAACCGCGACAGCTCCGAACTGTTCGCGGACGACGGCGAGCCTCGCTGGCAGAAGGAAAAGCGCATGAAGGAGATCGCGCTGGATGAAATCGTGGAGATCCTGAACAAGCACCACGGCGGCACCACGAACGACGCCAAGAAGGCGAAAGCGGACCTGCTGGAAAAGGTGTTCGCCTCGCGTAGCTGGGAGCGGATCAAGACTTTCGACTTCGCCACCATCAGCGCGGCCAGGAATGCGCTGTGGATGGAATTGGAGAAGAAGCCCTACGAGTGGCCGCAGCCGCCCGTTGCGCAAGCTCCCGAGGGTGGGGAGCAGCAGCCGGCGCAGCAATTCGAGGACATGCCGCAGTGACCCTCACCCCCTCGCATCACGCAAGGAAGGAAGCGTAAGTGAGAGACACCGCAGTGTTCCTGTTCGACGTTTCCGGAGTCATGGCGCGCCCGTGGCTGGAAACTGGATACGAGTGCTGGACACTCGACATTCAGCATCCTCCGGCTTACTCCACGGGCGGCGTCACGACCGAGATTGCGCACGGGGGCAAGCTGGACAAGGTCCACCACGACCTGACGAAGCCGTGGCTGTGCCCGATCCCGCGCGAGCGCATCGCCTTCGCCTGTGCCTTCCCGCCCTGCGACCACCTAGCCGTCAGCGGTGCGCGCTGGTTCCGCGGCAAGGGGCTGCGCCTGCTGGCCCGCAGCATCGAACTGTTCGCCACCGCCGCCGAGTTCTGCGAATGGGCCGGAGCGCCCTACTTCATAGAGAACCCGGTGAGCAACATCGCCAGCCACTGGCGCAAACCGGATCACACGTTCAGCCCGCACTTCTTCACCGCGTGGAACCTGGACGACAACTACACGAAGAAAACGTGCTTGTGGACTGGCCATGGTTTCGTGATGCCTACCGAGCACCAGGCCGAGGGGCTTGGTGCGCCGGATGACCGAATCCACAAAGCCCCCCCCGGCCCCGACCGCCACAACTTCCGCAGCCAGACGCCGCTCGGGTTTGCGCGCGCGGTGTTCTCTGCCAATGCGCCGCAAGGCGTGGCGCTCCCCAACGAACTGAGGAAGGTTGCATGACCCCTCCCAAAGCACAGAGCGCCCCCTCCGGTATGCGGGAGGTATTGCAGCAGGCAGTAGAGGCGCAGCTACCGCTCTTGGACTCGGCCGAAGAATTGGCCGCCGCGAAAGCCAGCCCTGGCGGCACGTGGCTGTCACCCGCAGCGCAAGCCATCTACGAGAAGGAGGGTGCCTCGCGCTTCGCAAAGAACCATTCCACAGCGCTGCGCCGCTACATCCTGGAGTACAGCAATGTCTGATCTATCTCGCACACGCGACGAAGCTTATGACCAGATCGACCGTTTTCTCCGCAACAACATGGATGACGCGGATTACGCAGAGTATTCCCAAGCGCTGGATTGCGTCTACGCCGCTGAATCCTCCCTCCAGAAGCAGCCCGAGCCGACGCTGGCGAAGCGGCTGCAAGCGTTTCGTGATCTCCACTGGACGCACTGGACGGCCGAAGAGAACCAGCTCGTTGTGGATTGCTTCCACGCGCTGCGTTCTCCCGTCCTCCATCAGCAGGAGGTGCCGAAATGAAGATGGCGAAAGCATCCGAGAAGGACATAGACGCTGCCGGTGACGCTATGAGCGTCCTGCAAGACATCAGCGGCGGTTACTACCCGAAACGGGATGGCGACGACTGCGACGACCTGCACTTCGACCCGGAAGACCCGGCGCATCTGAGCACGTTCTATCGCCTGATGACGCGCACGCTTGACGCCTCGCCCGGCTGGCCCGGTCGCGTGATCGGCGGCATGTGCTACGTGATCCTCTACAACGCGAACAAGATTGTTGATCCCGACGTGGACACGCTGGAGCTGCACCCGCGTTTCGCAGCCATGGAGCACGCGCTGCGCGACCTGATCGCGCGCTACGAGCACGACGGCATCCCGAACGACTCGCTGCCCACCGTGGAGGCCGCACGCACTGCCCTTGGCGCGGCACCGACTCGGGAGGCGCGGCCATGACGTGCGGATACGAAGCGCCGCACTTCGGCGCACCCTACCCGGATGCCCGCTGCATCGACGGCTACCTGTGGGACTTGGACAGCGGTGACGGTGAGTTTCTGCACAGCGGCGGCGATGTGCCGTGCCCGGCGTGCAAGACAGCCGACTACATCGAGTGGACCGGCAACCGCGCAAGCGGGAACGCCCGTCAGCGTAGGCGCGTGCTCCGTTTGGCTGTTCGCAAGGTGCGGCTGTGGGCCATGCGCCGCTCGACTTTCCCCTGTGGCATGCCGTCCGCCCCCACCCATCATCAGGAAGTGAAAGCACAGAGCGCCAGCGAAGCCGAGAAGGGCGTGAAGGAGGGGATCGTGGCTGAACCGACACCGCTGTCCGAAGCGGCCGAGAAGGCCGGCATTCAGTTCGCCATGAAGGCGCTGGAGCAGGTGCCGAAGGGCGACCGCGAGGCGCTGGAGGCGCACATCACGGGCGTTCTGATCGTGTTTTGGGGCGCGCTGTGGGGTACGTTCGGGACCGAGTACGCGCGCGGCTTCATCGAAGCGCAGTTGCGCGGCATGGAGCCTGAGCAACCCCGCAACGTCTTCACCCCACCAAGGAGGCACTGATGGAGCGGGCAGCCCTCTGGATCGGCTATGCCGTGATGGTCGGCGGCGGGGTTGCACTCACAGCCCTGTGCCTATGGCTTGCGGCCGAAGGCGTCTGGCGCGCATGGCGTGCATGGCGCGGGTTCTTCAACATCATGGCGGCATTTGAGGCTCTGCGCGAGAAGCAAACTGCCCTTGGCCTGCCGGGCACGTCCAACGATCAAGGAGAAAAGCGGTGAACGCACTCACGAAGGCCGCGCAAGACGTGCTCGCCGAACGCCAGCGGCAGATCAACGTGGAAGGCTGGACGCCACAGCACGACGACCAGCACGGAAACGGCGACATGGCCCGCGCCGCTGCGGCCTACTGCTTGAACGAATCCGACGTGCCCGTGCTGGCGAGATTGGCCGAAGCCGACCGCCCCATCTGGCCGTGGCCGCTGCATTGGTGGAAGCCGAAGGACCGGCGCCGCAATCTCGTCCGCGCCGCCGCCCTGCTGCTGGCTGAGATCGAGCGTCTCGACCGCGCAGCCACAAAGGCGCGAGTTACGAACGGCGCGCACGGCTGCGAAAGGTGCGACGGCGAGCCGGAATGCACCTGTGGCGTGGTGGAGGTGCCCCGTGGCTGAACAGAAGAAGCCGAAAAACTGGCAGGACACGCCGCAAGGCAAGAAGCTGCTGCGCCAGTGCGCTAAGAACACGGACAAGCTGGCGCAGGAATTGAAGGACGCGAACGGCGTCGTGTTCGACCTGCCCCGTGGCGTGGCAATACCCCTGACGAACCAACCAAAGGAAACTGAATGAAGACCATCCTTACTCTGGTCGCTGCCGCTGCATTCCTCGCCAGCTGCTCGCGTGACGCTGATGTTGCATCGCGCAATCTCTCGGAGGCTGCCGACAACTTCGAGATCGCACGCCGCGTGGTGTTCTACAACGGCATCACTGGCGAGTACATGCTGACCATCGAGGGGCTTTGCTCGCTCGGCAACGACGACAAGCCTGGGCGGCTGTCGGTGACGTGCAAGACCGGCCCCGGCGAGTACAAGAAGAACTACCTCGGGCTGTCGAACAACGTGACGTTCTTCGCCGAGCAGGTCGCACCGGCCAAGGCCAGCGCCTACTACTACCGGGTGATCTTCAAGCCGCAGTCGATCCTGCCGGACATCGACCCGCACGGCAGCGCCGAACTTCCGGGGCAGAAGCGATGAGCACCGATGGCGTGACACCGTGCCCCGCGCCGAAGCTGACCGTGTGGTACGGCCCCATGCCGGAATCGAACGGCCGAACCAACTGGACCGCCATCCTGCATCGCGGCTCCCTGCACGAAGGCTTCACGCTTGCGCGCTCTGAGTACCCAGGCCGCGTGCGGTACGCCGCAGATGAGGTGCGCTGGCTGCTCGGCGAACTGGACAAGCGGCCGCGCATCCTCGACTACGACGGTGACGAGCGCACCCCCTGCCACCTGTGCGGCGGATCGGGCCAGAAGGACGGAAAGCCCTGCTGGGGCCTGAACTTCCAGGGGCCTGTGCATGACGCTGAATTCACCCCTGGCGTGCAGGAGGTGCCCCGTGGCTGAGCCGGTCGCTTACCTTGTTGAAGGCTTCGACAGCGGCGGGAAGCTCTACGCGAAGATCGTTCACTTCACGGTGGACGAGGCCCGCGACAGCGCCGCCGAGTTCGCCTGGCACTACTCCACCGTCACTACGACGCCGCTTGTTCGCGCAGCCACTGCTGGCGTGGCGGCGTCGCAGCCGTGGTCCGTCAAGGTCCACTGTTCGAAGGGCGAGCGCGAGCTGCGCGCCGGCCTGCGCTGGAAGGACTCGCTGCACGGCGGCACCTGGGAGGTGGTCGAGCCGAGCGGGAAGCGCATCTACTCGCCCAGCGGCCTCGGCGGCACGCCCAACTTCTGGTGCAAGCTCGTGAGCGGCCCGAACGCTTACGCACACTGCGCGCGCGAGGACGGGCGCGTGGAGTTCTGCGGCGACAGCATTGCCGCCATGCTCATCGACGCCCGTGGCGTGCCGCCGTGCGCCGACACCCTCGCCGGCTGCGCGCCGGACTGCCATGAGGGCAACCG